GTTGGTAGAATATTATTATTAATATTGGAACTTACTGCAATTGGTAACATGTAATACCATTGTGGATATGTTTCATCTAAAGTAGATTCATGATTAAACGTTTGAAATATAAGAACAGATTCGCCAGGAATTGGTATCTGTTTAATATTAGTATTAGCTGGTTTAACATTTTTTATATTTTGTGGACGACCATTTAATGAATATTGAACATCTATTGCAAATAACATATCTGCGCCAGTTATAGAATCTTCAGTTTTACCTATAGGATACTCATCATCTTCATTACGTTTATATGTATCACCAACACTTTCTTTTTGCTTTACTTCAGCTACATATAAAACAGCATCAAATAATCCATCATGATTTGGCATTAGTATCCCTTAACTTTGATTTTGCTTCTGCAATTTTTTGATTAATTTCACGTTCTTCTTCTGCAATCTTTTCAATTTCATCTTCTAATTCATGTGAAAGAGTTGTTTCTGCAATATTAATTAATTGTTGTTTTTCTTCATCTGATAGCAGTGAGTCAGCACCTGTTATAGTTTGTGTAGTAGATATATAACGTTGAACTATAGCAGTTAATTTAACTAGATGATCATCATTCTTAACGGCAACATCTAAATATTCTTTTATTAATGGTACTATAATAGTAGCATCTGATGCATTACGAATTAATGGTTGTAACTGAGATATGAGTTGATTTATCTGCCTATCCTTCTTTTTGGAATTGTGATAAACATCATGCATAAGGTCAGCAAAACTGGTTCCTTTAAATATTTCATCATTTCTATCCATAGGTATCCTTTAATAATAAATATTAAAAAGGTAAATTCATGAAATCATTGTTTGCATATTCACGAAATTTAGTTTCATAAAGATTTTTTAATGTTTTAACAACACGTGTTACATTAGTAGTTGGAAGTCCTGTTCGTTCTCTAATAAAAATATAAAGTGCTTTTTTGTTAAACTCCTCTATATTAATACGTTCTTCAAATAAATGCAAAACAGAATCAGCAACATGTATATCAGTTGGGTTAGTAAATATAAAATTTAAATTGTCATATGAATATTCAACAAACTCATCCATAAAATATTTTACAACTTCTTGCATATCATCGTTATGCATTTCTGTTGGGATATTTCTTTGTTCATCAACATCAATTGGTTCTCTGTTTTGTTTTACTTTAACATAAGCTTTCTGATTCTCAGCAATAAGATAATTAAAAGAAGTTCTAGTATAATACGAATACGATTTTCCAGCATGGGGTTTAAATTTATCTAGTCTAGCTGTTAAATATGTAACTAGATCTGTTTGTAAATCCTGAAATGAACATTTATTTAAAATGTACGTTGGCTTCATTTTATTAATTAGATTTTCTGCTAATTTTAAAAATGGCGGATAAATAAATCGTCTATATATTTTTTCTCGTTGTACTGCACTATCTGACTTATTATACGCACATATAGCTACGTCTTGTATCTTTGTGTAATAGTTATTACTTTTTTTCTTCTTCCTCGGCATCAAATTCCTCTTTTAGTTGGTCTATTACTTCTTTTAATAATGAAAATGTTGTACCAGCTTCATCATCTTTTTCAAATGCTCCGATACGATCAATTTGTTTCATTGTATTATACGTTTGTGTAATTCGTTTATACATGTATTGATTTGTGTCTGCTACTGAGTCATAATAATCTTCAGAGTCAGTAATTAATCCTGCTAACACATAAGCTCGATACGCAAAATAAACGGTACCAGAAAGGAATAATGTTGTTAATATACTTAATATAATCATGACATATCTTTGAATATATCCGCAATAGAACTACCTATATTTGGATTGTTTTCTGCTAAGTTTTTCATAGCAGTGCTTTTAGTTGATTTACTTTTTTCTGAAACAGTCTTTGGTGTTCCGGCTTTATGATTTCTCCATTGCTCATATTCTATTTGAGCCGCCATATGATCACCATGATGTAAAATAATAGCCATATTAGTTTTTAATTTAGCTTGTGCTGATCTTGCAATAAAATATGGTTTATTTGAATCATCATACATTCCATCATGAATCTTAATAGATTGATACTCGTTCCATGACATTGATACTCCATGTTCTTGTAACAACCAAATAGATAGATCTGGTACCATAGTGAAAGGAATATTTTCATTGTGCTTATATAACCTTCCCATATTCTTTCGATGCCAATCTGATGTTTCTATTTGATACACTTCATTACCATCTCCTGGAAATCCTACTTTACCTAAATCATGATGCATTGCTGCGAACATTAATTCTTCTTTAGTATAACCAGCCATATCTGCACCAAGATGAAACCAAACGTCATACAATGTTTCCGTGCAATCCATTACTCGCAGTACATGGTCTATATACCCTCCTGCGAATGCGTTATGAAAGTGTGCCATTGAAGAAGCTGGCATCATTGCCAATCGATCTTCAAAATCATCATACATTTTATTTAATTGATCTTTCCTGGTAGGGAACAAGTCATTGACTCTGTCTCGATACATTTCCCAATTCTGTTTTATCTTTTCTGCTTCTAACATAATATTATTATATTAAATTATTTTCGTAATTCCAATACCTTACCGGTAACTAGGTCATGTGTGCACTTCCAACATGTAACTGCTACGGTTCTAGCATCAACTCTTTCTGAAACTCGGTTGCAATATTTACACTGCAATTTCTTGTATCCTAGATTGGATTTTGTAACTTTTGATTTTCTCATGATATAATTTTTGTTTTTGACAATTTATTTTCTATAGATTCTTCTTTTCCTTTAATGACAATTGGTGCATCAACTTTCTGTATAACTTGTGATATAACTTCTTCTTGTTTAATTTCTGTTAACATATCTATAGGTTTAAATAATCGATTTGCTGCTATTAATAACATGATGGCTAATGGATCAAAAACAAATATAAAAAGTAATATAAACCAATTAACAACTCTATCAACTGATTGGTTTACTTGTTGTGCTACATATTTAATTGGTCCTACTTCGGCCGAAACTTTAGATTCTAGTTGTAATTTTAACATTTGTTGATCTAGATTACTAACAGAGTCAGAATACGCAATTTCCATAGTATATAGGTTATCTCTACGTGATATTGTCTGATCTAAACGCTTTTCTAATACACGTCTTGTTGCAGATGACGTTGTTGTGATAACTTGGCCTTCTGAGTTAGTATATTGAATAACATTGTTTGAAAGGCCGGCTGTTAACTGCGAAATATTTTTATTTAATGATTCTTTTTCTACACGAACATCACCACTAGAAGTTTGGTATCTTTCTTTTTTTAATTGTAAAACAGAAATTTTAGATTCTTGGTTCTTAAGTTCATATGCTGTTTCTTGATATGCTGAAACTAAAAATCCATATATACCTAACGATGTTATACACATTAATACAAATACAGCTGTAACTAAATACGTCTTTAAAAGAAAAGATATTGATTTCCATTGACGATGTAAATATGAAGCCGTGATTAATTTAGATACCTCAAGTATAGAAGCCATAACAATTACGGCTGTTGCTTGGGCAGAAAAAAGTTTGCTTAATCCAAATACACTATAATATGCAGCGGTACCAGCTAATGCTAAAGATGCTGATAATATAATATATGGAAAACTACGATTCATTTACTCTCGACGTAAAAACTCATTTGCTGCATCTAATTTTTTAAATGCTAATGATAAATTTTGTATGACTGTCTTAGCGTCAATTTTTTGATTTTGTAACATTTTTCCTGTGTTTTTAATAATTTCCATTGCATCTACGATGTCATCGGATATTTTTGCTTTGTAACGATATTGTGGCATTTTTTTACTTTTTATTAATTATTAATATTATTTATATATAAATATGTTAGTCTATGATAAGTGGTGTTTGACAACACTCTACGTTGATATTTGATAAAGCTAACTCTTTTGCTTTTGCTTCTACTACAACATCCAATGAATCAACGTTATAAGTATTAGGAGTAGTCAATATATAATCAGCATGGGCATTTTCTTTGATCTTGCTAAACTCTTTATACTCCTTTTCAAATGTCGGCCATTTATGAAGATCATCCATAGATATATTATTGCGACTCAAAAGACCTTCTACTAATTTTTGCCGCTCACGTCTGCGAGACTCGGAGTAATGAGTGCATTGAGTAACATCATGCTTCTCCCAAGTGCTACGAGCCATAAAGAAAGCTTCTTCTTCACTTATATCACCAGTATTAAAAGTATGGTGCCAATAGTCAAAAGTAATAGGAATATCAGTTGCGGAGTGCACCATCTGAAATAATTCTCGTACGGAATACATAGAAGCCTTATCATCATTCTCAATAACAAGACGAGCACGACACTCATCAGACAGTCTATAATAGTTCTTAATCCATCTAGCAATAGTAGACGGCTTATCATTATATGCCGCACCAATATGTATATTAATCTTATTTTCAAAGCTAGGAGCATAGCCAAGCATATCAAACATTTCACTATGTCGTTCTAAACCAACTATACTATTCTCAACCACAACCGGATCTGGACTACCTAATATATGGAAAGGACCAGGATGAGTAGTTAAACGAATATTATTAGCTCGAGCATAGTCACCAGCTTCTAATAATACGTGACCAATTTCATCATAGTCAGGCAAATCTTTTATCTCGTAATGATTCCATCTAGGAAATAACTCAGAACCAATGCGGAACAGATGAATGCCATTAGCTACATTCCATTTAAGTATAGGAAGTAAATCCTTAGCATTAAGCAGAGACCTGTCAGATGCTAACTGCATACCTCCTTCAATAAATTTGCGTTGGATCATCGTTCGACCCGTACGAATATTTTCTTTGCCTAGGGTCATATTATTGCAGGCATAACCAAATCTAATCATAATTTTAACTATTTAATTCTTTAATTATATCTATAATATAAGAAAAATTTTGCATATATCCTAATTAATAGGTTTTTTACATGTTATGATATTTATATTAAAGAAACCTAATAGGGAACACAATGAAAAATATTTTAGCAGAAAATTTATTAAGATTCGGACTTAAGAATGCCGATGCAACTGTAGTGAATAAACTACAATCATTATCAGAACAATCAGAACAAGATCCAACTATGGTAAGTGCAGGTCAGGTGGTTGGTGATATGCAATTAGCACCAGGTGCACTACCTGTTAAGTTAACAACAGTAGAGGGTGGGCCTGTTGTATTTAATGGTACTAATAATTTTGAAAACAATCTAGCTGCAGAATCAGACCAATGTGTTGTTTATCGACATTCAAGCGACAAATATATAGCAATTGGAATGATAGGAACACTTGACACTAATAGTAGGACTATTAAAAATCCAGTTTTTAAAGCAATATTATTCAGAGCTATTCCAGCTACTCCTAAAAATAATACAATAGGCGCTGTTGCAGACAAAGTTAGCATTCCTGCTAAAACTCCATACTTTGTTATTGCTAAAATAGTTAAATCATTAGTACCAAATTTGGGAAGGCAGGCTTCAGCATATTTAACTAGAGATAAAAACGGAATAGCATTGTTAAGTGGAATAGTAAACATGTATAAAATGAATGGTCAAATGACTGAATTTGATATTGATGATTCTCAACAACTTCTTAATCTTGCAAACATGGTAGGTAAATCGAAAACTATGAATACCTAGGCATATTTTTTAATAAGTAGGTAGAGTAATATTAACATAGACAAAATAATTATAATTGTTTAAAATGGGGCGAAATGCCCCATTTTTTACATTAATATGATTTATTGACTATTTAACGCTTTTATCACTTATAGAACGAAGATTATTATCATTATAATAGATAACAATATACCTTACTACTTCGCCAGTCTCTTTACTTTTGATTATAACTCTTTCCATATGACTTCCAGATCCAAATGCATCTTCCATTAATCTATAAATAACATCATGTTTATTACGATCTAATGTTTGAATTGAATTAATCCATTCATCATATGTACAAGATTGACCGAACGTAAACCCATTTATTTCTAACTCTGCAATTCTAGGATTTGAATTAGCATACATGTATTTAACATCATCATCAAAAAACAAATATTCTAACAAACCAATAACAGCTTCGTCATTATCACCTGTCTTAAATGTTTTTGTGGTTTGCATCCAGTTTTCTAATTCAGCTACTGCTGAATTGATTACAACCATACTGGCCGAATCTAACTCTGTTTCTTGTTGATCTTGACTGAAACTTAAACTGCCTAATGTAGATACTACTAATACTAATATTAACTTTTTCATAACTTTAATTCTTTAACTGGTTAATTATATTTATAATATAAGAAAAATAATCCAAAGAACCTAATTATTTCTTCACAAATCCATTCAGGAAGTCTCGTTGACGATCTATTGCTTTGTCTAAACTTCGTATTTCTGTATTGCTGTTACGCACTCGTGTAGAGCTAGACTTAGTATTAGTTGCTGTGGTAACTGATTTTCTGGATTTAACATTTTTTCTGCTAATACCATTATCATTTCTTCCGATGCTCGAATCGTCATTTCTGCTTTCATTCTTCCCGCTGCCGGAGTATCCATAAATTCCTGTATCTGCTGGGAAATCTCCTGCTTGCGTTCTGTCATGTAAGATGAGTCCAACGTCGTAGTCGGTTGTATGTTCTTTGATTTGAATTCCGCAGGGATATCTAGTAATTTGATTTCTTGCTTTTGTGCTTTCTTGCGCGACGTCAACTGTATAAGAAACGCCCCAATTCGTTTTTTTAAATTTTGTAAC